CCAAGGCGCTTGCGGCCCCATCCGTAGCGCTCGTGCATGACGTCAACGACGAGAGAGTAGAGCAGGGCGACCGCCTCGGAGGAGGCGTCGAGCTCTGCCTGCTGCCGTACCCGGTCGATGTCGCTCTGTCTCATCATGCGTGCAGGGTCCTTGCCGCTGATCCCCGCCGCGCGTCGCTGCTGCCTGTTCATTTGTCCCGCCTCCCGTCGATAATCATGACAATAACCATGCCGATCGTAGAGACGACGGTGATCGCGCCGATCACCGCCAAAACGTCGACTAATATTTTCATGGCCAGTCCTCCTCGGTGTTGTCTTCCATGTCCTCGGCGGCCATATCGGCTGCCTGGATGTCCGCGTCGATGTTGTCATTATCTGGTTCATCTGGTTCATCCACGGCCACCGCTTTTAAGGCCTCGATTGCCATGCTCAGCGCTTTCGCGTAGCTCCGGAGCGCCGGATCTTTGGGAAAATAAACCTCGGTAAAGATAACCTGTTTCCGTAGTTCTGATATTGCCTCTTGCACAGTCATTTCTTTTACCTCACTGCTTTATAAAAATTCTTTGCAGGCCATAATCGGCGATATACTGCCGTTGGCCAGATCGTACCCACCCAAGCCGCATGAGCATCGCGGCGATGTCGTAGGAGTCCTTGCGTGTGATCCGCGTGGCCGGGTTCCGGAAGCACTCACACCAGATCTCGATGACAGAAACGGTTTGACGATCCTCGGTCGCGTTGCTCTTATCCGGCAGGGCCATAAGCGCGTCAGCGTCGCCGTCAAGATATGCGATCCGGGCCTCTCTTCCCATCGTCTGCCAGTCTTTCGGGAGCTTCTGGGCAAGAAACGCATCGACAAGGCCTTCCCGTTCGTCGCTTTCAAGCGCCTCGGTCTGCTTTTCCTGGGCGATTGCCGCCGCGTCCTTGGAGAGGAGTAGCGACCGTTCCCCGAGCTCCTTGTAGCGGAAAAACATCTCCGCCCAGATCTGATCGCGGTCGACGTCAGAGAGATCCCAGGGCTTTTTAGCCGAGTCTCCTGTGATCTCGATCGGCCAGAATCGGCGGTTGCCGGTGATGTCCTTGAGATAGCCGTCTGCGTTGTTTACCGTGCCGAAAATGACGCACTGTCGCGGATGCTTTTCGACGTTCCGGCCGTAGGCCGCGCGGTAGATGTCGTCCTGCCGGGAGACGAATGCCTTGATCGACTCAACGTCCATCTTCCGCATACCCTTGAGCTCGCCGATCTCGATGATCCAGTAGCCCTGGAGCTTTTCAGCCGCCGTTTTGTCCTTCATATCCTCGAAAGTGAGGTTATCGGAAAACCAACTCCCGGCGAGCCTGGCGATAAGCGTTGATTTTCCCGTTCCAGGCGGCCCGGATAGGATGAGCATATTGTCAAATTTGCACCCGGGCTCATAGACTCTCCGGACCGCCGCGAGCAAAGTCTTTTCCGTTGCCTCGCGCGTGTAGACATTGTCCTCGGCTCCCAGATAGTCGATGAGGAGCGTCGCCGCGCGGGCGTTTCCGTCCCACTCGAGCCCTTCGAGGTATTGCTTGACGGGGTGAAACGACCGGCCCTGTGCCTGGATGATTTTCTGGTCGAGGACGTACTGCCGCGGGAACTCCGCGTAGTTGCTCGCGACGTAGGTGTAGAGCTGCGCGTCGTCTGAGTCCGTCCATGATCCGGGGCGTCTAGGCCACGGTACCGGGTGCCCCGGGTCGACCTTAATGTCTCCCGCGAGGAGATCAAAGGTGAGGCCTTTAAGCGCCGGATCAAGCTCAAAAACGCGGCCGCAGTTGATGACCGACTTCTCGACGACGCCCTTGCCCGAGCGCTGGAGCTTGAGCCTTACATCAGACGGTGTCAGTTCTTCCGTTTCACCTTCTTCGAAGTCAGACGCCTCGACGCTGTGGTTTTCCTCGTCATAGAGCCTGAGCGTCTCTTCGTCTTTGAGGGCGAAGGCAGCCATTGCCTGATAGCTTGGCCGCTTGTTCGGGGCGATGTCCCCGCGGACGCCTTCGTCCTCGCCGCCGAACTTATGGATCCGCACGAGGTCCCACGCGTTGCACTCGATGCCGCCAGCCGGATCTGTGCCGTGATTGCTGTAGGCGAACTTGCCGTCATCATAGATGACGAGACCGGCGGTCGTTGATCCCGGAATATAGGTGTACCGGTCCTCGTGGTCCGTCGGCGCATAAATGTCACCGAGGAACTTGTCGATCGCCGCGGGCACCGTGTAGGCGCGGCAGAACGCGCCTACAATGCCGGGCTTCGTCGTCGGGTCGGCCTGCTTGTCTGCGATCTTTTTGTGCGACTCCACCTCGAGCTTTGACGTCGGCCAGAGCGAGGCGTCGTGCCATTCGCCGCGAGGGTAGCGCCTGAGTACGTCGTCCGGATCCAGAAACGGTGCGTCGACGTAGTCGAAAAAGTACGGCGCGTCTTCTGCGTGGCTGGGCCAGTACATGAGCCGGGACGGCTGGAAAGTCGACGGGTCCATGTAATCCATTCCGATATCTGTCGCCAGCATACGAGCGACGGCCTCGTACTCGTCGGCGCTCACATCCCGTGAGAGAGGGATGAGCAGCCGGAGCCTCGGTTTTTCGGGCTGATACTTGTGCGTCGAATAGCAGGCCGACGCATAGGCTCCGTCGAGCTTTATCCCGGCATAGAAGTCGACCGGTGCGAAATCGAGGTCGAACGATATGATCGACCGTGTTTTAACTGTTTTCGCAGATCGGCGGCCTTCGCTCAGGGTACCGCCGACAAAGCCGCCGACGTCCTTTGCGTCGTCCTGCTCCGCCTTGCTCATCTTCATGTATTCTGCGAAGGTCTCCGGAGTCGCTGTCGGCTTCTCAAGCCGGGCAAGCAGGGCCGCCCATGTATACTGCTTGTTTTTCCAGTGCTTGTCGTATCGATTCTTGCCCGTCGAGATCCAGAGCCGGCGGTCATGCTCGACCGGAAGCGTCGGAGGGAACGCGATCACCTTATCCTCTGTTTGCTGCATGAAATCCCCTCCCTCTGTTAAATCTCCGGCAGCCGATCGCAGTGCCATGATGCGTCGTATTCATAGACCGGCAGCCTGAGCGCATAGGCCGCGCCGAGCTCCATCTGAGCCCCGCGGGAGTGTTTCCACCCAGGCAAGAGGATGACGGCGTCCGCTGAGCAGACGAGATCGAGGCAGTGCTTCATGATGTCGTTGTAGCCGAGCCCGGTGCCCTCGAACATGAATCGAGGGTTGATGATATTGCAGAACCCGAGCTCGCGGAGATCTTGCTCAGCTCTCGCGAAATGCGCCGCGGAGATTGCTCCAGGGACCCCGGTTATAGGCCCGGAGATATAGATTTTTTTATTTCTTTTCATGTTTTCACCTTCCACGGGGCGGGACGAGCCCGCCCGATTATGCGATTAGGAAAGCCGGCCGGACCCCGATGACGTTCGAGGCGCTCCAGTAGTTCGCAAGGCCGTAGGCGCCGACACCGCAGAAATGCGTCGAGGTATCGCGGAATGTGTTCGCGAGCCATCCCCATTCGGGATCTCCGCACCTTGACGCCGTGCGGTTGTGCGCGTCTGTCATGAGCGGCCACTGTTCATTGCTGTCAGACTCGATCCATTGCGGCACCTCGTCGCCGAACATCTCTCCGGCGAACGGGATCCGGAGCAAGTCGCCGTTGTTCCACGGTTTCATGTAGGGGCGGATCTCCTCGAAATCGCTCAGGACGGTGTCGCTCTGGAGATATTTCCTGAGATCGCTATTGTCGTAGCCGCCGTGGTTCGTGTTCTTTTTGTTCATCGGCATGGGCCGGTCGAGGTACTGATCGAGCAGGAAAGTTGCACCTTTTTCGGTGACTTTTTGACATGTTGCCGTATATCGTCCGACGCGGAGCCGGTCGCCGATCTGGATGTCGGGTGTTTCGATTTCTGTCATTCTTTCGATTTTCATGAGTGTCCTCCTAGTCTTTTTGGTAGTAGTCGCAAGCATAGGTTCCGCCTTTGAGCGGGAGACCCGGTGCCCAGTCGATTGGCTCGGCCATGAGGCCGTCGATCCGGTCGAACGCGGCCTCGTCGGCTCGCGGTACGTCGATTATCATTTCGTCGTGGACGTGGGCAACGACGTGGTAGCCCATTTCTTCAACCTTGACCATCTTTTCGGCGAGGCAGTCCCTCGCGGTCGCCTGGACGATGTTCTCGGTCAGCTTGCCGCCATAGGTCCGGATCGGCGCCCAGGTGTGCGCCGTATCAGTCCCCCAGTATTCGATTTCTTTGCCGTAGTTCCCGTCCTGGAGCGCCGGCCACGGGTAGGCGATCGACCGCCCGCTCGGCAGCTTGACGAACATGAACCGCCGGCCGTCGATCTCGTCCATCGAGAACCCGATCGCGATCGGCTTGCCGTTGACCGTTCGCTTGTGATACCGTCCGTCGTCTCCGATCGCCTCAATGTAGGCAAAGGATCTGCGGCCGGTCTCAATCGTTGTCTGAGCGCACCGCTCGAACAGTTTCCAGAGCCGGGTGATCCTCGGCGATCTCTCGCGCCACTTGCTCACGATGTCCGGCATGTCCTCCTCCGGGATCGTATGAGTTGTGTCCATAGTTTTCATAGCGCCGACGCCGCCGCCGTAGCCCAGGGCAAGCTCAGCGACTTTGCCGCGCTGTCTCAGGTGTCCGTTGACACCGTGCTTTACGACGGGAACGCAGAACATCTGAGAGGCAGAGGCGCAATAGATGTCTCCGCCGTTTCGGAATGTGTCAAGGCGCCACTGCTCGCCGCCGAGCCACGCAATGACACGCGCCTCGATCGCGGAGAAATCCGTCACGATGAAGTGACAGCCCTCTGATGGTATAAACGCCGTCCGGACGAGCTCGCTGAAAACCTGCGCCGGCTCTCCGTACATGAGCTCGAGGGTCTCAAAGTCCCGATCCGCGGCGGTCTGCCGCGCAAGATCGAGATCCGGGATGTGATTCTGCGGGAGGTTCTGGAGCTGGACGATCCGCCCGGCCCATCTCCCGGTGCGGTTTGCCCCGTAGAACTGGAGCATTCCGCGAACTCGCCCGTCTCTGCATACGGAGTCGAGCATGGTCTGATACTTCTTTGTGCTGCTTTTTCCGAGCGCCTGCCGGAGCTGGAGCATCCGCCGCACTTTAGGCGGATAGATGTCATCGTGCCCAGGCTTTAAGGCGTCGGCGACTGCTGCCTTGCTCATATCGGTTGAGAGCCCA